CGGTCTCGGTAGCCTTGCGCTTGAGACCCTGAAGAGAACGATAGGATGTGAGAGAGTGGAAGTCAAGGGAAACAATTACACGGCCATCAACAACGACTGTGTGGAAGAAGTCCGGAACTGGCCAACGGACAGCATTGACCTGTATGTGACTAGTATCCCGTTCGGAAACCATTACGAATATTCGCCCTCGTACAATGACTTCGGCCATAACCCGGATGATGCAGAGTTCTTCCGTCAGATGGACTATCTGACCCCGGAACTGCTGCGCACCCTGAAGCCGGGTCGCGTGGCTGCAATCCATGTGAAAGATCGCGTGGAGTTCGCCAACGTCACCGGCCTTGCAGCGCCGACCATTGAGCCGTTTCACGCGGACTGTATCGCTCATTTCCGGAAGCATGGGTTCGCCTATTTCGGAATGATTACGGTTGTCACGGACGTTGTCCGGGAGAATAACCAGACCTACCGTCTGGGATGGACGGAGCAGTGCAAGGACGGCACGAAGATGGGTGTTGGCTGCCCAGAATACATCCTGCTGTTCCGCAAGCTGCCCACCGATTGCAGCCGTGGATATGCCGATACGCCGGTGAAGAAGTCCAAAGAGGAATACACCCGCGCCCAGTGGCAAATTGACGCTCACGCATTCTGGCGCAGCAGCGGCGACCGGCCTTTCACCCGCGAGGAACTGGAAAAAATCCCGACCTCCAAGCTGCAAAACGTATACCGCAAGTTCAGCCGGAACAGCGTCTACTCCTACGAGGAACACGTCAAGCTCGCGGAAAGTCTGGACAAGGATGGCCGTTTGCCGTCCACGTTCATGGTGGTCGCTCCCGGCTCGTGGGACATGACCGTCTGGGACGATATCAACCGGATGCGCACCCTAAACACCACCCAGAGCCAGCGGCGGCAGAACCTCCACGTCTGCCCGCTTCAGATCGACATCGTGCAGCGCCTGATTGAGCGGTACAGCAATGAGGGCGAACTTGTTGCTGACCCCTTTGCAGGGCTTTTCACGGTGCCGTATGAAGCGGTGAAGATGAACCGCAAGGGCAAGGGCGTGGAGCTTAACCCGGATTATTTTCGTGACGGCGTGGGCTATCTGGAATCTGCGGATGCAGAAAAGGATGCACCCACTCTGTTTGACCTGTTGGAGAATGGAGCTTGAACATGAGTAATGACAACATGAGCCGGAACGCCGAGCATTATGCAGATCCGACCCCCTGCGCAGCTTTCCGCAGCATGCAGAAGGATGAGCGGCAGAAGGAAGCTGCCAAACTGCTGCAAATCAGCCTCCTCGTGCCCCTGCTTCGGCAGGTGGCCGAGTGGGCAGGTTTTGAGATCATTGGACGAATCCCCTTGCGGGACAAGGCAACTGGAAAGGAGTATCGGTAAAATGACGCAGAGAGAGATTCAGGAAAACCTCATTCGCACCGTTCGCGATATGCTGCTCACCTCCTGCGAGAAGATGGGCGCTCAGAGCATCGAACATTGCTGGACGCGGCACGATGGCACGGAGGTAAAGCTGATCCTTGCCATTCACCCGGCTGGTGAGAAGGAAGAAAAGCCGGAGGATAAGCTGTACACCTATGCGAGAGCTGCTGTCCAGAAATTTGGCATGAACAAGCAGGTCGATATGGCTATCGAGGAGATGTCCGAGCTTACCAAAGCACTGCTCAAGTACCGCCGGGCATCGGATTGCGCGACTACTGTAAAGAGCGGCGACAACATCCGTGAAGAGATGGAAGATGTCAGAATCATGCTGGCCCAGCTCGACTGCATCTATGGCCATAGTCCTCAGTGGGCCGAAAAGAAGCTGGCCCACCTCAAGGAGCTGGTCAAGGGCGAGGAAGGTGATGGAGATGTCTGAGCATTTCAAAATTGATTGTAACCTCGTGGATGACCGACGTGCTATTGCCGCTA